GTGAACCATGCATGGAGCCAACAGATTATACTTGTTATGTATGTTACTTTAACACCCTTAGTATCAAAGGCTCATGGCCTGGGTGTGAATGGATGTTTGATGAGTATAATACTCTTGGTGATTGCCTTGATGAAAAATAAAGGAGATTGTCATGCACAAGTTAATAAACTGTAGATGCTACAAATGTAACGGACTGGTAGTAATCAGCGTTGGAGAACTAGAACATATGATTCAGAAATTTAAGACTGCTGATTCTCTGACATTTGATATTCATTGCGATGTATGTGCAGTAAGAGAAATGTATCCTAGAGTGCATTCTCAAGTAAAATAAAATTTCCGTTTACAAGTGCTTTTATTTATGGTAGTATGTAATCAACATTAACCCCAAAGGAGGAACTCACAATGTACATCATGAAGGACATGCTTAATCCAAAGGAGAAGATTACCAAGATCATGAGTTATTCTGTTAAGGTAGTACATGAAAGTCTACTGTCTTTTATCAGTAGAAATCTCCGGAAGAAAGGAGTTAAGCAATGAAATGTCCGATATGTGCAGAGTTCGCAGAGAAAGCCCAGACAGGTTCCCTTCCAGCAAGAGAAGTAAAGCTTTTCATGAAGCATCAGATAAATGAAATCCTGGATAAGATCATTGATGAAGAAGATGAAGAGATAAAGAAGAATCTTGGCCAACAAGTAATCGAGTTTGTCTCAAACATTGTCTTCAGTCCCCCTAACGACCAAGATATTGAAATAACCCCTGTTGATATGAGAGAGTTCAAAGAAGTAGTCTTATCTTCACCAAGCCCAACTATCCACTAGGAGAACAGATATGAAAATTTATACTGTTGAAGAGCTGAATAAAATTCTTGAGCTGCATAAGAAATGGAGATTAGGTGAAGAAGGTGGTGAACGTGCTAATCTGAGAGGTGCTTATCTGAGAGGTGCTTATCTGGAAGGTGCTTATCTGAGAGGTGCTAATCTGAGAGGTGCTTATCTGGAAGGTGCTAATCTGAGAGGTGCTAATCTGAGAGATGCTAATCTGAAAGGTGCTTATCTGGAAGGTGCTAATCTGAGAGGTGCTAATCTGGAAGGTGCTTATCTGGAAGGTGCTTATCTGAGAGATGCTAATCTGAAAGGTGCTAATCTGAGAGGTGCTAATCTGAGAGGTGCTAATCTGGAAGGTGCTTATCTGGAAGGTGCTTATCTGAGAGATGCTAATCTGAAAGGTGCTTATCTGGAAGGTGCTTATCTGAGAGATGCTAATCTGAGAGATGCTAATCTGAGAGATGCTAATCTGAGAGATGCTAATCTGAAAGGTGCTTATCTGGAAGGTGCTAAGTATGGTGAAGAAGCGCTTATAAAGTATTTCTGTATAGGTCCTATAGGCTCACGCTCAGACTATCTACAGGTCTTCCATACTGATAAACAAGTTATATTAAGAACTGGATGTTTCACTGGAAATGTAGATGAATTTACAAAAGCAGTTAACAAAACTCACAGGGACAGCAAATTTTTGTCAGAATATCAAGCTGCAGTTACCTTCATATCCACATTGACTAACATATAGGAGAATAGTTATGTTCCTTGTCAAGTACTGGAAAGAAGGAAAGAAGTATAAGATGAAGGTAACTGCAGATCATGAACTTGAAGCCCGATGCAAGGTGTTCTCCAAATATTACGGAAGAGTAAAAGGTTTCACTATAATCTCATGTGATAAGCTTTGAGGAGGTCCAACCATGAATCCTAGTTTAGATCTCAGGGAGCTACTCATACTGAGGTCAAGGGAGATGGACAATGAAGACAGAAGATTCTTGCAAGATAGAAGCCAAGAGTTATCTGAAATTGACTCATACCTTAAGAAGAATGAGGCTACAATCAGAAACAGTCCTTACGTACCACCAAGCTGTTTTTCCTGTAAAAAGAAGATCAGAAGATCGGCTCCGAAGTTTGAGTTTTCAAGGGTAAGAGATGATGGTAAGAAAGTAAAGAGAACATATTGTGAAGATTGTGTTGAGGAGATTCCCTCAGAAATCTATGCAACATTAACTTTCAGGAGGTCATGGTAATGGCAGCTGTCAGACTTAAGAAATGTAATACTTGTCAAACAGAATCAGATGTAACAGAATGGAATGACAATGGTAATAGATGTCCAGAATGTGGAGGAAGGTAATGGAGAACATAAACATCAATGATCTACCTCTACTATGCAGAAATAGAACTACATCTGGACATGAATGTCTTGGTTCTAATTTCAGAATAAGAATAAAGGATGAGACAATGATTCTCAGATGTACGTATTGCAAAGAAGATTGTACGCTTGAGAATCTTAAACAGCAGAATGAGGGGAGGTGATAGTAATGGAAATCAATATGAAGACCAGCATTACCATATCGGATTTCATGACCTCAGATGGTACGTACAAGATTCCCAACTTTGAAGTAGCTTACGCTATCCTTGAGAGATTGGGAAGAAGTATCCATAAGAGGGCAGCTTTCGGTGATCCCACATGCACCAACATCATGAACAACTTTAGGGCTTATCAGTTGCATAAGGACCAGTTTTCATTGCATCTACTTCTAAAGTTCATTGGTGAGTTCCTTGACCAACTGGAACTTGAAGATTCTATCTGGGCAAAGGAGGACAAAGAAAAAATGCAGTGAATTGAAAAGGCTTCTCAAGTAAATTAAATTTTTCAGTTTACAAACCAAAATTAGTATGATATTATTAACCCATAATTTACCAACCACCATGAAGGTGGAAAACAACACACGGAGGATACACCAAATGGCAAAAGACAAAGACAGCAAGAAGAAAGTAGTTGAAGAAGAAGCCCCCAAGAAAAGGGGTAATGCTGAGAACCTCACTCCGAAAGAGAAGGTAAAGATTCCTTCCGATCTTCTGAAGAAAATCAAAGAGAAGAAGCCGGAAATCTACAAGCTGATCAAGGACCTCGAGAAAGCTCGTGAAGAAGGCGATGATACCTCACAACGTAAATGCCGCATGGCTCTTCGCTCTGCTGGTTTCTACCTTTCCAGGCTCGAAGCTGGTGAAGACCCCTTCGTAACTGAGGATGTCAAGAAGTCCTCCAAGAAGGAAGATAAAGAAGATAAGAAGTCTTCCAAGAAATCCAAGAAGGACAAAGAAGAAGAAGTAGAGGAGGAAGAGGAAGAAGAAACTGAAGAAGAGGAAGAGGTTGAGGAAGAAGAGGAAGAAGAGGAAGAGGAAGAAGAGGAAGCCCCCAAGAAGAAAGGTAAGAAGGGCAAGAAGTAATTTTGGTTAGCTCTATCCTGAGCTAGCTTGGTACCCTGGGGGTTGAGCCCTCCTTGCCCCCAGGGTCTTTTTATATAACAGATATACAGTAAAAGGAGCTTAGTTAACATGGCTAAGAAATCAAAGAAGGCGAAGAGAATATCCACCTGCTTCATATGCAACTCACCCAAGAACTCCCACTCAATAGTCTTAACCAGAAACAATGAAAACCCAAAGTATAAATATCCTGATGGCAAGATCAGGAAGGTTCTCCTTAGATGTGAAAGCTGTGCTCCAGGTTCTCCTATATGGATGATTTCAGAAGTAGGTATGAGATCTTCCAATAGAAAGTACTTCGAGTGTTTATATAGTAATGACCCCACCATACTGCTCACCTCCAGTTCAAATAGAAGTAGGAAGTCTGAACCTATAAAAGAAAGGTCAGAGCCTGAACCTACTTCTGATGATTCCAAAGTATCCATTATCTCACAACTGAATAGTGCTAAAGACAAGAAAGCTAAGGCTCGGCTCAGAAGACAACTTAGGAAACAAGGCGTATACGTTTCCAAGATTAAATGAAATAGGAGGTAGTATGGAAACAACAGAAATTGAGTTCAGGAAAGCTGGCTGCGTAATGGTTGACCACAGAAGATTCACGGTGATTCATCAAGGAACTAAAGGTTGTCCCTGTACCAGATGTTCTTACTCTGTAGATTGTAAATCCAAGGAGAAGGTATTCTACAGAGTCAATACCAACAAGCTGGAGAAGAAGTTCAACACTCCAAAGAAAAACAGATGATAGATATTCTGGCATTAGTAGATAGGCCAAAAAGGCCAGCAGGACCGTCCAGTGAGGAAATCTATGATTGCCCATTGTGCGATGATTCTGGAGGTCACTTACGGATAAATAGGAGGAAGAATTTATGGCATTGTTTCAAATGTGGTGATGGAGGATTAGTAGATCCATTACTTAACATTATGAACAAGGACAAGCCCCTTTTCTCCTTTGATACAGATAAAGGAATTAAGGCCCCTATAACTACATTAAGAGTAGAGGACATCATTGAGAAATATGAATTTGATACCATACTTAAGAAAGGATATAGGAACGGAAGTTACAAGCCAGATTTAATTGATTCCTCGATTGTAGAATATTTCTTGGGTAGAGGTTATACTCTTAATCAGTTAATCAGGTATGGACTTTCATCATCACCAGAATATCCTTACTTCGGAAGGGGTATACTTTATTGGAGGAGGTATAAAGATGCTAATCCCACATACTTTGTTGCTCGTGCTGTTATTACTCCTGACCCTAGATATCTTAATCCTACAAACACTAAAGATTTCTTGTGGACCACGTTTTATCTTGATAGCATACCGAGAAAGATGGTTCTGGTTGAAGGTGCTTTGGATGCTATTCATACCTCAGTTGTTTGCCATGCTGGGGGCATTCTTGGTTCTAGCTTATCTGACCTTCAGATAGAATTCATCTGTGACTTAATTGATGGAGGACTTGAGGAGATAGATATTCTTCTGGATAAACCCAAGGCTAGAAAATTCAATGAGAAAGGTAAACCCATAAGAAATGAAACTGATAAGACTTACATAATCTACAATCAGATAAAAGACTTAGGGCTTAAGAGGTGCAGACCTATATTCATGGAACATGCAAGCGATCCAGGCTCAGCTTCTATAGAATATTTAATGCAATTAGTAAGTTAGGGAGGTAACACCATGTCGGTAGAACTTACAACCATCAAGTATCTGCTCACAGAAGATGGTAATAAGTACCTTACGCACCTGAACAAGAACTTCTTCACAAATGAAATAACACGATTCATGTTCTCCTGTATCTCCAACTTAAATGAAACAGCACATAAAGCACTAGCTCTATCTGAACTAAAGATTCTCTTGTACAAAAGGTTTGAAGATGGAGAAGATAAGAAGAAGATTAGAAGATACCTTAGGGTTCTGTCTGATGATTCAATTTCAGTTGACTTCTCGAAGGATATAGTACAAGATATAATCCAGAAGTCACAACTCAAGACATTCATTCAGAACATAATTCCTCAGCTTGATTCCTCTGCTCCACTCAATATAGCACAACTCAAACAAGACTTCAATAGAATAGTAGAGGATACTTCATCATCCAAATATGAACTGCATAGTCTTGAAGATTGTGATAGAAGAGATTGGTCTGAAGGTTCAGCTGTACCAACATTCTCACACAAGCTTAATGAGTTATTGTTAGGGGGACTATTTCCTGGTGAACTTGGTATCATACAAGCTAATCCTGGAATAGGTAAAACTCTTACAGCAATCAACATGGCATTTGCTGCAGCAATCAATGGATTCGTTGTTTGGTTTGTTACGCTTGATGAGATGGGTAAAGATATAGCTACACGAATGGATCTCAAGCTTGCAAGATATAGGGGTAAGAGAGCTTGGGCAAATCGTATCCACATAATAGATTTCTCCGATGGAGCCAGGACAGCAGACTTACAAATACTTCTTGAACAGAATGGTACTCCTGGACTAATCATAACAGATGGTACAGATGATTTCATTGATTCAAACAAAGGTGACGATGGTGAGAGGCAGAGATTAGGTAGAGTATATAAATCCCTCAGAAGATTATCAAGAAGGAAGTCTGGTCCTGTTCCTATGTGGCTCACCACTCAATCAACAGCAGCATCTGAAACCAAACTTAAGAAGGGTATGTTTGATATGGCAGAGAATAAGGTAGCTAAAGCTGGTGAGGCTTCAGTTATCATATCAATCAATCAGACCGAAGAAGAATCAGAACATGATATGGCAAGGCTATTCCTGTCTAAAGCAAGAAGGCCTTGTGGTCCAGGACATAGTGTTACATTGAAATATGATAGGTCAGGACAATCCCTATCAGATGAAGATGCAGATGAGGAAGAGGTAATGGAATCATTAAAGAATGTAAGGAGGGGCAAACGATAAATTAAATTTCCTCTTGTAATCCATCAAGCGCTATTAACAAAAATACAAACAGGAGGACCATAAAGCTTGCATAAAAGGATTTTGTTCCATCGTCCTATAGGAAACCTAGTACGTTGTAAATTTATCCATTACGAAAGGACTACCAAATGAGAATCTATGCTGACATTTACGAAGCTACACGAGAAATTGAAAGAGACCTTGTTGAGATGGGTATTTATTCTCACTCTAAGACAATGCAGAATAAGACAGTAGCAGATGATCTTGGCTTTGCTACCAAGGAGTTGATGGGGTATAGTTACAGTATACCAATTTTCAATATACTACTTCCAGACTTCAATCCAGGTAAGCTTAAGAAGACTTCAGAGTATCTTAACAAGGACTTTGACAAACTCTTTGAGTATTGTATTCAGGAGATAGGAGATAGGATATGCAATGCTCCTAATCCCGGACTATCACATAAGATATTTCCTGAGGTATGGGAAGAGTTCCTAAATGAGCTTGGTAAATTTGATTACACCTACGGAGAACGATATCACATGTTCAATCAATATGGTATGGTCATCGAGGAGCTACAGAATAACCTTGAAAGTAGGAGGGCAGTACTATCTGTCTTTGATATTCAGGAAGATGTACATAACAGAATGAATGGCTTGAGAATTCCTTGCTCGATGTACTATCAGTTTCTTGTAAGGAATGTTAATGGAGTTAATAAACTTTCAGTCATATACAACATGAGATCATGTGACTTCTACTTGCACTGGATAAATGATGTTGTCATGACTATGATGTTAGCTGCTTTGATTGCTAACAGATTACAGATAGAGCTTGGTGACTTCATTCATCAGATCGGCTCATTCCATGCATACAGGAAAGACTATGAGACCAGAGGTGTATTCTAATGAAACGGATAATGAAAGCTGAATCTTTAGATACTTACGAAGATCTGAAGCGACTTAGGTTTCCTCTGTTGGGGTCAGTTAAGATTGATGGATGGAGGTGTTCTATACAGAATGGAATAGCTTTATCCAGCAAGCTTAAGCTGATAAGAAACCTACACGTAAGGAAACTATTATCCCAAACAAAATTTGAGGGACTTGATGGTGAGCTTACAGTAGGCCCAAGGAATGCACACAATGTATATAACAGAACATCAAGTGGTATAGGTTCTGCTGAAGGTGAGCCTAAGTTCTTCTTCCATGTATTCGATATTATGATTGCAGATACTACTTATGATAAGAGGTATGAACTTATAGCCAGGAAATTTCTTGATCATCCTTTCATAAGAGTACTACCTCAACGAATGTTGTACACCATCAATGAGGTTCTGGAATTTGAAGCTGAAGCTTTAAGAAAAGGATATGAAGGTATCATGCTTCGTAATCCACAGGGACTATATAAACATGGAAGGGCTACACTCAAGGAACAATACCTGCTTAAGAGAAAACCATTCAAAGATACAGAAGGTAAGGTGGTAGGATTCTATGAACAGGAAAAGAACTGTAATGAACAGAAGACAGTAGAGACTGGATTGAATAAGAGATCACACTGTAAAGCAGGTATGGTTCCCAAAGGAACTCTTGGTGGATTCTTACTTGAATGTAAGGAATGGCCTGGACAGGTACTCCGATGTGGTACAGGTAAAGGACTTACTGAGAATTTAAGAAAGACTATCTGGAGAGATAGAGATTGTTATCTTGGTAAGCTTATTAAGTTTCGGTATCAGGAAATAGGAACTAAAGATAAGCCAAGGATACCAATCTTCTTGGGATTCAGAGACCCAATTGATATGACTGATTACTAGGAGAACACATGCTAACAATATCTGCATACAATGCTGAGGACTTTTACCTAAAGGCAAATGAAACCTTATTCACAATTGAAGCTGCACCTTGTATATACTACAGGGGATATCAAAAGCTTCATCTTAACTTCATTGGATATCTAAGTCAGCTTGGTAAATTACCTTGGGACTTATCCGACATGGGATATACCAAGACCAAGCTTAACAACCTGATTAAGTTTTATTCTTCAGTGCAGGAAATAGAGAAATATAAAAGGGAACTTAAGAAAGCACAAGGAAAAGATCAAGCCTCCATATACTTCTCAACTGTGGGTGAATACAAGGGAGACAACAAGAAAGATCATTGCATTAGGGGTATTGGTGTAAACCTTATCAAAGGAGAGATAGTTAATGCACATATCTTTTATCGTTCTTCTGAGCTATCTCGTAAGTTTCTCGCTGATCTTATTTTCTTCAGTAGCTATCTGTTTCCTCTCTTGGAAATCAAGAATGATGTTCCCATTACAATTCATTTTACCTGTTGTTATGTTCATGCTAAACAGTTTCCTATGTTCGCTGTACTTGATCAATATCTGGAGTTTATCGAATTCGAAGACAAGAAAATGGAAGCTATGGTCTTCAAGAACCTCAGAGACATAACTACAAATGACAAGGAAGGATTCGGGCTAGTGAAGACCACCAACAAGATATTCAGGAGTAGATATAAACAAGATAAAGAATTGAAAAAGATCATTGATAAAATCATAACAAAGTAGTTTACAAGTGTATTTATATATGATATATTATAACCAAATCGGAGGATGCAATGGAAAGAACTCACCGCATAGATTACTATCTCAAGATGGCTTTGATGGTAGCTGAAAGAAGCACATGCTCAAGGGGGAAAGTAGGAGCTATTCTTACTAACCATAATAGAATAGTTGGTGTTGGATATAATGGTGGACCCAAAGGGACTAAGCATTGTATTGATAAATTAGTTCATACAGCTTGTGGTTGTATAACAGATGAACTTGGACGATGTGCCATATCCATTCATGCTGAGGTAAATGCAATTCTTTCCAGGGAAGGACAACACCAACCAACAGATGAATTAGTTATGTACTGTACTCATCAATCATGCAGACATTGCTACAGGATAATGAAACAATATGGTGTCTCCATAATCTACTACATAAAAGAATATCCTGATGATGTAAGAGACAAGCTTAGAAATGAATGGAATCTTCCAATGAATCAGGTAACTCTATGATGAAAATAAAGATAGGACCTTCTAGAGATGTCCAATACAACAGGCGAGGAAGGTTTGATATTGCTATAAGTAATAATGGGTGGATGTGGACAGTACAATCATTCAAGCCAAGTCAATTAATTATGCTACATAGAGTCTTAACTAAATTCCTCAAGAAGCGAGGATTGATATAATGTTATATAATCCTGACTGCATACTATGCGATAACCATAAGAATTCCAAGAATCCTTGTATGTATGGGCAAGGACCTACGAATCCTAAGCTCATGTTTATAGCTGAGTCTGTGGATAAGATGGAGGATGATTCTGGTAGACTTCTTCAAGGTAAGCCAGGTAAGACCCTCGATATTATTCTAGATCATCTTGAACTTACTCGTGATGATGTATACATAACCAATGCAGTTAAGTGTAGGCCCTTCAACGATGGTAAGCCTACTCAAAAAGAAATTAAGACTTGCAAGCTATATCTTGAAGATGAGATAGAAAGAATCAAGCCTGAAGTAATAATAACTCTTGGAGCTGTACCACTCAAAGCTTTGCTTGGTCTTTCAGGTGTAGATAAGAACAGAAGAAAAGAGTTTGAGTATAAAGGAATCAAGGTCTTTGCTACATACAATCCTTCCATCTGTTTCTATAAAGGTCCAGCCTTTGCTAATGAGATAGCTGATGATATAAAGTTTGCCTTAGGTGATATCACAGAAGAGAATATACCTTTCACTTTCATAAAGAAGATCAAGTGGAGTGAATGGCTTACACCTCTTATGTGTTTAGATATAGAGACTAACGAAGATGACAAAGGAGGATTCTACGATACCTTCGATGATGACTTTGAAATAGAATGTATGTCGGTAACAAATGAAAGGAATGAAGTTGTATACCTTGAAGGACAAGATAACTGTGTAGCCTTTGCCAATCGCTTACTTGAGAAAGGTGAAGGTAAGATTACAGTAGTAGGACATAATAACAAGTATGACTTTAAGGCTTTGAGAAAAGCAGGTCTTGATCAGATCAGATTCATAAACATGAAGATCTTCGATACCCTTACGGCTCTATCACATATTGATGAGAACTATCCTAACAAATCTCTTGAACATTCTTGTCAAATGTGGTGTGGAGTTCCTGCTTGGAAACATCTTTACGATACAGATAGAAAGACTTACAATGCTTTAGACGTAGTTAATAATATGTCTCTGGCTAAAACGATCATACCGGAGCTTAATCGGCAGCAAGTAACTAAGATCTTTATGCAGGATATGGAAACTCTCAAAGCTCTTACAGAGATAGAATTGAACGGAATGAAAGTGCATCAGGTAAGGCTTAAGAATCTGAGTGTAAGATACCTCAAGGAAATAAAAAGACTCGAGAAGATGATACCTGTTGATAATCCTAATTCAGGACAACAGATAGCCGACCTCATATATAATAAGCACAGACTACCTATTCCTGATGAAGCCTATATAGACAAGAAGACTCACAAGACAAAGAAGTCAATTGTTAATGCTAAAGCTAAAAAGAAACCATGGAAGAAGAACTTATCTACAGCTAGAGAAATACTTCTTGAGATATTGAAAGATGTAGAGGATGATGAAACAAGGAATCTTATTGCTACAATAGTACGATACAAATCTCTTGTCAATACAAGGAACACTTTCATAACTGGATGGAGATCAAGGATTAGATCAGATGGTTGTCTACATCAAACTTATACCTTGGCCAAGTCTGAGCTTGGAGATAAAGATTCTGAGGGAGGTACAGTAACTGGTAGGCTTGGGTGTAAAGATCCTAACCTTATGAACATACCTCGTGAGAAACAAACGATGGAAGAAGAAATGGAGGATAATCTGAAGAAGTATGGATTTGAATTCATATCAACTTCTATACCTCATGACTGGAATGTTAAAAGGTGTATTATCTCCAGGTTCAAAGGCGGATTGATAAGACAAGACGATGCTGACCAAGCTGAGATGAGAGGCTTTGCTAATTTCTCAGGAGACCCAATTCTCATAGCCATATTCATGGATGGAATTGATATTCACCAAGGTGCTGCAGCTGAGGCATTCAAGATAAAGCTCGAAGAAGTAACCAAGTTCCAAAGGAAGGCAGCCAAGACATTGAACTTCGGAGTTATATATCTTTCTGGTGTACAAACAATGGCAGTCAAGATGGATGTTACCAGACAGGAGATGCAAGGATTCATGGACAACTATGCCAAGAGATTCAAGGTAGGTTGGAAATGGAGAGATACAGAAGCAGGTAAGATAATCAAGAATGGAAATGCCAGGAACGTATTTGGAAGAATTAGACATCTACCTGGAGCTTCACAAGCTACACCAATGGGTAGAGCTAAGATAAGAGAAGGAGTTAACTTTCTAGTTCAGGGTCCAGTAGCAGAACTAACAAAGTATGTAATGACCAAGATAACATTTGCCCTGATAAAAGGAGGATTCAAATCATGTGTTATTGGTAACATTCACGATGCTATAGTAACAGATATTCATCCAAAAGAAAAGGAGGAGGTATCACAAGTCATTGATAAATTTACAAAGAAAGGACATGTGATTCTGAGTAAGTACCCAGTACCATTTGTATTCACAAGTGAAATAGGTCCCAACCTGATGGAAACAAAAGAGATAGAGGAGGAACAAAACAATGGCTAAAGAGAAAGAGAAAGCTGGTAAGACTGGACGTAGAACAAATCTTGAAGCTGCAGTAGAAGGTCTTTCTGGAATGGAAGGAGGAGCTTGGTTCAAGCCTCAGCAAGGTAAGAATCAGATACGTATCCTTCCTGCTTACCATACCAAAGGTCCTAATGCTGGTATCTTTTTCAATAAGAAGATCATGCATAAGGGCATTCCACTTGACGGAAGAAGCACGGGTCTGGCATGTGTAAAGAGCTTTGATGCTGATGGTGAATGTCCAATCTGTAACTTCATCAATGCTCTAAAAGAAAGCGAGTCTGGGAAAGATCAGAAGATGGCCAAGGTCCTCCGGCCTCAGACAGTATTCTTCGTTAACATACTGAACAGGAAAACCAACAAGCTTCAGAAGTACTCCATGAGTAAGTCGATCATGAAGATCATCCGTGGCTACCTGGTTGATGAAGACTATGGAGATATCACAGACCCAGATGAAGGTTATGATGTTGTCATTGAGAGAGAAGGTGAAGGTCTCTCCACGAAGTATGCAGTAAAGGTTAAACCCAAGACTTCGGAGATTGGATATGAAGACTGGGAAGAAGATATGTTTGACATCTTTGCAGATGGTGAATGTTGCGATAAGCTGAATGAAGCTACTGCTTATGGAAAGATGAAGCAGGCATTCGGTAAGCTCTTCACCAAACTCATTGATCCTCCCAAAGGATTCAAAGAGAATGACGATGACGACGACAACGATGATGACGAGGAAGAAGAAGTAAAAGAAACAAAGAAGTCCAGTAAGAAGAGCAAAGAGGAAGACAAGAAGAAAGATAAAAAGCAGGACAAGAAGAAGCAGAAGGAAGAGGAAGAAGAAACTGAAGAAGAGGTTGATCTTGATGAACTCGATCGAGATGAACTGAAACAATTCATTGCTGATAATGATCTGGAAATCAAAGTCAAGAAGAGTATGTCTGACGATGACCTTCGAGAAGCTATCGAGAAAGCAATGAAAGATGTACCCTGGGAAGAGGAAGATTAATTATCTGCAATCATGGGGGAGTCTCCGGGCTCCCCTATTACTCCGGAGGATATTATGAAGGACATGCCAGTTATCCACGCCTCACGAACAGGTCTTGGTCCAAGAGCTATAGCAATGGAACTCTTGGGATATCAACAAGACCCAATAGATGAAAAGACACAGAAGATATTCGATGATGGAAACAAATTCGAAGAGCCAGCAATCAAACAAGTTCTTCATGATATCAAGTACAACAGACCTCACGAAGCTAAAGAGGATAGGCTTGAGTTTGAAGTTAAGCTTAAGTCAGGAATAAACTTTCTCATCACCTGCAGTAATGACGCAGTACTTCTTGAAGAGTTCGATGATGATGGTGAAGTATATCCTGTTGGTACAGTCATTGAAGTCAAGAACGTAGGTAAGAATTCATTCAGGAAATACTTCTCACAGAAGAGACTTCCTTTGAAATATAAAGCTCAGGTTCAAGCTTACCTCTGGGCCCATAAGAAATCTCATGAAGGTAAGCTCTATGAAGTAACCAATGAATATAACAAGAAAGGTAAAGTATCAAAATCATTTCGGGAGTTAGTAGATCCACTTCCATATGAGAAAGCCTTATTCATAGTAAGATGTAAAGAGACAAGAGAATGTAGGGCATTTCCAGTTAAATGGGATGACAAGGTAATGAAGCAGATGTTACAGGATTGTTCAGAAGCTGTAAAGCATTTCCAGGAAGGTACACTCCCCAGCTGTGATTGCTCTAATCACTTCTGTCGGTTCAAAGTAGCATGCAAGAAAGGAAAGAAAGCTAATCCTGAAGAGCTCTTCAAAGCTTTCTATTTCAATGTAGTAGGAGTAACATTCAGAAAGACAGATCTTAGACAGCTCATTGAGATGGAGGTACCTGAAAAGAATATGGCAGTATCTCTTGTTCCTGAACCTGACAATCCTTTTGATGCTAATGCTATAAAGGTTGTAGTCAATAATCTTCATGTTGGGTTTGTACCCAAAGAGTATCAGGAACATATCAATGAATTGTTAGCTGAGAAATATATTCCACGAGTATTCAACCTTGCAGATAGAGAAGAGAAACCTTTTATTCATATCATTTTATTTGAGAGGAGGTAGTCATGGAATATGAAATTGATTTCTATGCATGTCCCATATGCCAAGAGTTACACCCAGCAGATGAACAGATGACTGATAACTTTATAGACATAGGAGAGTGGTGGGAAGGTAGAATGAAATGATAAAGTCAATCATCCTCCTATTGATAGCAGTCATATTAACTTGGGCTGTTGGGAAATTATTATATTGGCTTTATATTCCATTTTATTATATCCTCCAATTTTTCCGATCGTTCCATAGCATAATGAATAATCCTGTCGGCATAATGGTACCACGAAAGGATTTTAAACCAACGCCACAAAGGAAACCATAGATGGAAATCCAACGTAATCAAAGTGCCAATAAAATGATGGTTAGAAAGTTGATGGAGCTTATGGAATACATTGATGACAAGGACCATGAACAATTCATTAGAGATATGGACTTTATATTGAATGTTGAAGGAGACTCTCTTAATCTTAAGCAAGAAAAGAAACTGGAGTACATGTTCAGAAAATATTGAGGAGGTGATTGATTGAAGACATTGTATCTGCTACAGATTTCTACCTACGCTCCTAAGAAGAAGATAGAAGCTCTCTTTGAGAAGGCTCCTACCAAGCAAGATGTGATGATTCTTCTGAAAGAGATAGAGGAGAAATCAAAATTTCCAGCACTCTTCAAGAAGTTAGGTGATGAAGTATTCAAGCTAAGAACATCTAACCTTATGGAGTATGATGGATTCAGGACTACAAAGACATGCATACCAACAGGAGTAATCGAAGTAAGGCCAATTGAATTAAGGAGAGGAAGCTATGAACATTAACGATGTAGCAGAAGATTTCAAAGTTCCTATCAGTGATCAGGAGAAATTGAGACTCATCTTTGAAAGGCAATTGGAGTTGATTCACAAGTACCACCCAATAGAATCAAGGAATGGATTTCATATTGGGGATGGTATTCCCCTTAACCTGGACAACAAGAGAGACCAACATCGTCTTAAAGATATGTCCTGGAGAGTGGTTGAGGAGATTGCAGAAGCTCTAGATTGCTCTATGGAATATGAACATCATGTTGAAGAATTGATTGATGGTCTTCACTTTCTTGTTGAACTAATGATTCTTTCTGGAATACAACATGATGAAGTTAACATGTATGTAAACAAAAGAAAGGAAGGAGAAAGCATACTGGTTCCCTTCATCCGTGAACTTGGTAATGCTATGAACTGCCTCAAGAATAAGCCTTGGAAGCAGACTCATATGCTTACCGATGCTATTCAATACAGAAAGAGATTGACTAATGCTTGGTATGAGTACATGTCAATCCTTCACACTAATCTTAACAACAGAGAAATCTTTATCCTGTACTTCAAAAAGGCGGCTGTCAATTCCTTCCGGCAAAGGAGCAATTACTAATGAGAAATATATGTATTGATGTAGATAGTTTTATAAGAAATCTTACAGTTTATCCAGATTGTACGTTGAGCAAACATGATCTGATAGCTATAAGAGCTTTATTGTTAGCTTGTCAAATACCGGAACAAATAGCTACAGCTCCTTCCTCCATTCTAATTGAAGCAGAAGATGTAGTCAATGGTAGAGAACAAGCTACCAACAGAAAGTATGGAGCTCCTGAGATTGTCTTTGAAAGATATGCAAAGATATTCGATCTCATAGCTCCTGATGAAGTATTCACATCCCAAGGAAAACTCACAGCACTAGGTGTAGCTTATGTCCTCAAATGCATCAAACTCGGACGGGAAAAGGTAGCACATAAACGAGATAACCTTGTTGATGATTGTGGATATACAGAAATAATAGCAAAGATAAGGAGGCATATTGAAAACAATCAAGCTCAAGTACACCAAGGAGGAATGGCAGGAGTATGCTGCAACACATCCAAAGATATGTCGAATGCGAAGGAAGCCAAAGCTACCCACATTGATTCCCTCAATAAACCATTACTACATGTACAGGGGATTGATAACGAAGAAAAAGAAAGTCCACACTCAGAAGTACCTTGCTCCGGAGTCAGTAGCTTTCTTGGATTTCATGCAGATGCTTTTAAGCTCTTCGAAAATGACGAGCTTGTGTACGACTCAACTCGAGCTCAGAATAAAAATGTATTTCGCGGACAACAGGAGACGGGATGTGGACAATCCGAAGGCTGTAATGGATGCAATGAAGGGATTGATAATAGAAGATGATTCACAGGTCTTCAAGCTGACAGTAGAAAAAGTAATGAATCATCACCGAGACATATGCTACATAACCTTAACTGAAAGGAGTTAACAATGGGTGTCGGTAGGAAAGCATCTAAACCAAATTCTCAAATTCCACTTCCAGATGAATGTATTCTTTATGAACCTTACCAAGTAGTAGCAATGCTTAACATGTGTAAGTTGGCCTTCAATAAACTATTGAGAGGCTATCCCAACGACGGGAAAATGTATCCTAAATATGTATGCATAGGTGCTAAAAGGCAATTCTCCCTAGCCTCTATAAAAGCCTTTATGGCAAAAGGAAATGGTAGGCTAAGGGGTAAGGGTGTGAAAAAGAAAGTTGTAGTGGATGATGACTAACAAAAAATTATCCGGCCTTTGATGTCCCCGGAGGAATAGGACAGACCGGATATTGCATAACAATTGGATTTCATATTGGTCGTATATGGTACGTTGGTTTATTCGAGCTAGGGCTTCCTATTCGTCTAGACCAACGTATTTATTTGACAGATGCCTTTTCTATAGAATTGTTTAACAAGTTACTGGTAGTCCCCATGATACCAACAAGAGGGGCTTGTAATGCTTGTTCCAGGAGAGAAGCTCTACCTCTGTTATCTACCTTTATCTTTACTTCACCCTTCTGAAAATCTAGGTTCCCATCATGCTGAAGTCTAACTATCCATTCCTCTCCTGTAGTTTTGTTTAGAACACTGCTTTCTCTTACTCCCATTGTAGCACATCCAGAAAGTAATAAGCTAAGCAGCAAGAGTCGTATCATCTTCATTCTCCTTGTACATGTTAGCCAGGTAGAGATTCATCGGGTGGTCTTCAAAGTCTATCAAGCTTAAGTCTGAATCATGGAATACTTCTGGCTCATTACTGTCATGTACATAAAATATTCTTGGTACCATTGGGACTGGGTCATCACTATTTATTATCCTTCTGTGCTTGAGCTGAGGCTTCTTACCAAATCTGAATAATGTTCTCAAGCAACCGAAGGTAATAAGTTCACAGCCAATATCTATTGCTAGAGCTTTGGCTAATCCTCCCCCATATGAATGTCCATTTGCTATCACTGGACCTGTTGCTAATTCACCAATGTCCTTCATGAGTTGATCTCTTACCAGCCTGTATCCATCTGCTACGCCACCATGAATCAAGACCCCATTTATCTTCTTGGGTACAACGAATACATCTCTTAACATGTTTCTGAAATTATCTGTACCTCTGAATGTTATTACTGTATGTCCAAGAACTGTGTGGATTCCATAACGTATGTCTTTGATATCTTTAAAGCCAGGACCAGGATTATCTTCGTAGGACAATTTACAAAGAATGGCACAAGCTTTATCGATTGTCATAGATCATCATTCCATAGCTTGATTTCTCTTTCTCTACGATCAATGAGTACTTCACAGATCTCACCCCTAGAATATATCCATCTTCTCAATTGATTAGGTACTTCTTGAAACTGATTGCTGTTTATCTTCTTCAGAAGTGTACTACCTCTGAAAGCCCCTACTCCTGCATTGAATACAAATGATACAAGAGCATCGAATTGGAACTGATAAAGGATTGATTTGGTATACAGATTAACTGCATTCTCTGCATAGTCAAGGTCTTGATCAAGCAGTTGTAATGCCTGTTGTTCTGTTATACCTTTACCGTATCTTACTGATGTACCTTTTATCCAGATCTTACCAGATGTAAGTTCAGATTTTGTAAGTAGATGACCTACTCCTATTGTTGGTAGTCCTGCTGGGTCTTTGTATTCTCTGAGCCTGATACCTTCTTCTTTCTTAATAAACTCCAGTCCTTTAGAACTCACTTTCATCGGCATCGTCATCCTCCTTATCAAAGTTTAGGTGGGGTTGTATACATCCACCTTCTTGCATATGAATTCTATGTGCTTCCCAGAGTCTATCAAGGCTTCTTTCTGCTCTGTTAAGTCTCTTGAATATATTGCCAGTTAACTTTTCAAGGAGTGTCCTGACTTCCCTTACCTCATCTCTGAGACTGATGAAGATATATATCAAGCATCCAAGGAGACCTGAACTTAGGGCAGATATCAATACAACTACAAGTGCAGCATGATCTTTGATTAGGTCCTCCATAGATACATCCTCCTTACCATAAGTTGTCAATTTGCTTGCATAAAAGGATTATAGGACCAACGTACTTATCGTAGGATATCCGAAAGGTCTAAGTACCACATGGGGACTTTACCAGAGGGAAGATTGTTTATATCAAAATTTGGGTCTCTGCTACTAATTGACTTGTTAAAAGCAAATGGGTGATCTTGTGTCAATTCAAATCCAAATCTCTTGGGTAGCTTGTCATAGTATTTTTCATTTACTGAATCTATCATACCGGCAGCATCACCTTTCAGCTTTATAGATTCAGGAGAGTGTAGAAATATTCCAGGTGCTTGATCTTTTACTGCTTGTTGTATTACATTGGTCATGAGGGTGTCTGCCCAATTTGAATATGCATATCCTACAGGACCAAGTGATGATTTGAGGTCAGGGCCATAGGGTACATCATGTTTATCCACAAATGTATCCACTATATATTTCCAGTAGTCCATTCTAGGATTATATTCATTGGGATTAGGTTTAACATTATTACCAATCCTGTTTACAAAATCTAAGGCATCATTATATCCTTTAGATTTTTCCATTAAATAACTAAAACTTCTAGGTCCTAGAGTTGGATCTTTTTCAGCCCAATTTAAAATTTCTTGGGGTGAATATGTCTGTAAACTATCTCTACGCTTAGGCCTCTTCCAGGTGTCAAGGTCAGATTGTATTTCATCTATGAGATAGGAATCTTTGAACTTCCTGTTTGGGTCCTGTAATATATTAGGATCGGTAAGCTTATATCTATAGTCATCGAGCTGATCGCCTCTCATCCACCCTAAATTGTATTTACCAGCACCCCCAATTGATACATCTCCATTATATAATGACTCATAAAGTGAATCTTCAAGCTGACTTAGCTTATCCATAGTTGATTCATAATCTTTTGAGCGTGTAGCTGAAAGGTATTTATTTGTTAATTGTGGTGCATATCTTTCTATTAACTTACCTAATTCATCAGCATAATCTTTTCCATCCAGTTCACCAAGTCTATATTCTATGTCACTAATCATATCTTCTACATCACCTACACCTTTTACTTGGGGATGCATTCCACTGTTAAGGTCATCTAATGCCCCATACATATTAGTCTCACCTGTCTTGGGGTCACTATAGAACACATCAGGCTCATTAATCTTTTTATTTGCATTTAGTAATATAACATCTTGATCACTTCCTGCATTTAAAGTTTGTTGTAATTCTTCAAATTCTTCAGGAAACTTGTTTGTGGATATATTATATCTGTCATCAACTTTGCCCATTGCATTAGCAATAGCTTCATCTTTTATTGTACCCCCTCCAAGAATATCTTTCAATTCACCTTGATACTTATTGAACATCTGTGGGGGTACAGAAGCTTTGACAAGTGAAGGCTTAGCATTAGGTATTTCTGATTTTATCTTTGCTATCCTTCTCAACAGTTCGGCACTAGCTGGTTTGACTATGGGAGATATGTCTTTCAGTGAAGCTATCACCGCAGGATTCATATTCTCAAGTGCAAACTGTAGTAGCTTCTGACTCTCAAGTTCTTCTGGAGTCTCAGCACCGATAGTCCTTGCTGTAAAGTTATTGAACTTGTTAAGTCCTTGGCCAAGAGGAGTATTCCTCATATAGGCTTTAACAGAACCAAGTATATCAGAGAGTTTATCGAAACCTGTTGAATCAAATGGATTTGAATATGATAATCTTCTAGCGTCCAAGAATCACCTCCTATTGAAGCTTAAAGTATTTGCGAAGTATGTTAACTGCTGCAGGCTTAAGTGTACCTTCTCTTTCTGCATTCTTTATTGTGTTATTGATAGCTGCCTTAGTAGCCAATTGCTTCAGTGCTCTGTTATGTCTAAGATCAACTGTTGAAATTGACATACCTCCAAAGAATGAAGATATTCTTTTCTGATATCCTGGGTCAGCTAAGTTACCCTCAGTAGGTACCAGCCTGGATATCTTAGACATAACTGGGGTAATCTGTGTCATGATATTTGATACCCTAGGGTCCATACCAATTACTTCTTCCCCTGTATGTTTATGTTTAATAGTTGGTATGTCAAGTGTCTCCTTAGCTACGTCTGGAAGATTATCGTGTATGACTTGAAGTAGTTCAGGAGCTGCTTTATCTGCTTCATCTTTGTTAGCTGCCATACTGTATAAGTTCTTAGCAATACTAAAGATAGGAGAGAATCCCATTTTATCGCCTTGAAGATCTCCAATGGGTAGATCAAGTCTAGCAATTGTAGGAGCCTTACCTCCAGATACATTTATTGTCAATGGAGTCCTAGAATCTATCGGCATATCCTCAAGAGGAAGCTTATCATTCTTCCCATAAGTATTACCTGTTATCTTACCAACTGTGGCTGCCATTCTTGGAGAAGTTATTACACCTTCTGCCTGTAAGGCTAAGTTCTTTCTCATCCAGGTGTTACCCGTTAGTACTATCTGCCCTTCTTGTCTCATTACCCAAGTTTGGTTTTCTGTATTAGGACACCATACTACACCTGAATAATGTTCGGTGTATATTTCTGAAGCACATACTTTTTTGTATCTACTTCCTCTAACTATCTTTATACCCCTGTTAGTATATGTTGTAGTTTTACCAAGCAGTGTGCATAGTATTTGAAATGCTTCTTTTATCTTCTTGTTCTTCTCATGTTTTTCAGTTTGTGAAAAGAAATAACTATTTCCTGTCTTCTCTGTTGTCTGTGAACCTTCTGCCATATACATAGCTTCATACATAGCCTGACTTGCTGCTTTATCAAGTTTCAATACTATTGACACAGGATCAAAATTCTTGAGGTGTTCATACAAAGGCTTAAGTTTTTCTTTGGTAACCCTATATCTTCTTACCCCATTAACACATTTTCCCTTATTCTCAACAAGCTTTTCAATTTCGTCAAGGAATTTTTCTTTCTGATAGATTCTTGATTCACAATGATTACCTCTGAATCTCCAGGTACCGTCTGTTATTATCCATCCATATAGTGCTGCTTGTTCAGGGGTGAATATACTGCCTACATTTTCTTCACAAGAAGCCGACATTATAAGTCTATGTCCAGCCTTAAGATCTTCAAACTTTACTAGGCTTCTTGTATCTTTATAGACTCTGTGAACAGGCCATTTGTGTTCTGAAGTACATCTAAACTTCTTTGCCCCATTACTTATAACATTGATGTCTTGATTGTATTCAAATGAGGCAAGACCCTGTATCGGCTTCCATTCAAGCAGATCCTTTTCAATATTGTAAGTAAGAATAAGCTCTCCAACCTTAAGATCTTTTCTAAGCTTCCATCCTTCTTTAGTCAGGGCTTCAGAATCATCCGGAACACAATAGAAGGGGATGGTTCTTTTCATTACATTCTGTTCGAATGAAGTAAGTTCAGAATAATCAAACAGGTACTTCTTAGTGTGGAGTGAAGCTTGTATAGGTGTATCACCTTTAGCTAACCTGTCTATGAACATTGCTAGCCTTGCATTATTCTCAACAGATGAACCAACCTTCCTTCCCCCCTCAACTAGTCCAAATCTTGTAGACAAAGGATTGACAAGTTGTTGTACAGAAGCTGGTTTAAGAATTTCTGGACCAAACATATCCTTCATCCAATGTCCGGCTGTTGGTGAATATATACCATGACGTTTGGCTAGATCAAGAATTGTATCATAAGATTTGCCAGCAAACGTACCCTGCTTGCCTGATGCAATATTATAGGCTGTCTTATATCGTGAGAAATCCTCAAGACCTCCTAAGTAGGCATTTGCTACGTTTGAATAGGAGTTTCTGAGGTGGAAGCCAGGAGATGTAACAGTTACTCTACCCTTCCAGAATTGAAGTAGTCTGTCATATAGTCCTATAATACCTTTTGTAGCTTCATCATTTCCAAATACTTTCTCCACTCTATTGAGGTTGTCTGCTATTGATTTGGGTAGTATATATACTGGAACATTCTTTGATAACATGTTACCCATCTTCAAATCATTAACATCTACCTGAATAAGATTTCCCTGACTCTTGAGAATGTTCTTAGGTACATATGCTTCTTTGTGAAAACTCATTGTTCCTCGTGGAGCGAAGATACCGAAGTCAGGACCATAATTAGCCATAGCTTTTTCTGCCTGAATTATGTTATGTACCTTTATTCCAAACTGATTAACAGTCTTGTCAATGAGTTCTCTCTTGCCCATTTCAGTGTAACCAGCACTGCCGTAGAATCTGAGTATGTCATCAATCTTTTCTACAGGTTCCTTTCCAGTAAGCATTGCTTCTTCAAGTGTAGTATACTTTCTCTGTTTAGTGAAGAAAGGACTACCTTCTTTTATACTACCCATAGGTCCTGTACGAATCCATTCTTGTTTGGTCTGTCCAGGATATATATGTGGAACATAGTTTGCATTGGTCGGCTGTGTCTTCAATACACCACTAGCAACTAGTTTATTTGCAAAGTCATCTCTGAATACAGTAAAGTCTTGTGCTGCTTGCTGAACTCTTACCCTACCTTCAGGAGTAAGGCTAGCAAGTGGAGCAGTGTTACCTTCTACAAAATGAGATACAGCTTTTAGTTCATCATCTGAAAGATGTTTGAATTTCTGGTCTGCAAGTTCATACAGCTTCTGTACATTGTAGTTAATCTTATCAAGCTGGTCTTGATGCATGTTGTAGTAATCTTTTGGTAGCCCAAATCCCGGCATCAAAGCTTTGCCTATAACCTGTCCTACTCTTGTCTTTGCTATTGTATTGCCTACATCTGCAAGTGTTGAATTAACTCTGGTGTTTATGAACTTGGGTGTCAAGTCGATGAAATGCGACTTCATTCCCATAGCTTCAGGAGTTCTCAAAGACAACAAAGTTCTTGAGCCAGTAGCTGATTCTTTAGCAAGTATACCAGGACCTAGTGTAGCTATAGGATCTGTTAATATATCCATAGCCAATCCAGTGCTCTGTATAGCTTTCTCCTGATGCCATGCAGGATTAGTTACATCCGACATCATTCTTTTGAACTGATCAACAAAGCTTCTCTTTACATTCGTTCCAGGAATGACATCTGGAATGTTGGGATCAATTGCCATTGGGTTGTATTGCTTTTCCATGCTGTTCTGCAGAAGCTTCTTATATATCTTAGCTTTCAAGTCTTGTGGTTCTTCATAGTCAAGGATATCAACACCAAGCTTAGGCAGGAGATTTTGTTCAAGTATCTTTGCCCAGTTATTACCTTCTTCAGCAGGCATACCAGACATCAACTCTCTTACCTTAGAGCCAGGAAAATCCAAGGCCTTAAACATCTTCTGCAGTAATGAATGAGGCTGATCAGGAGTTTCGGGTTCAACACCTACTGTGCTAAGTATAGCTGTATCTCTGGGAATAGTAAAATTGGTGAAGTTTCCTTGAGTAATGGTTTGTCTTCTGTAAGGAGTATCTTTAACCCCCATAGGAACAAGACCATCAGCTTTATACATAAGCTCAGCAAGTGAAGGTTCTTCACCCTCTACTCCTGAAGGAGTTACAGTCATGACATTACCAGTACCTATACCAAAATCAGCTGCAGATAAAGGCTTAGAAGTAATATGTCCACTGAGAAAATCTTCTTTAGAAAGTGGCATGATTATTCACCCTGGCTGTAAAGATTCCAAATGAATTCACGATCAGGAGGCGTATATTCTCCTAAGAGTTTTGTTACCAACTTCTTTCTTTCTTCATCTGTACCCTTGAAAGCTTTAATTCTTTTTACTACAGCAACTGCTTGGTCTTTGTTAACAGTTATTCCACCCTGCTCTGGAAGCTTAACTCCGTAGAAAGCACTGAAGTCTATATCAGGTAAATCTTCGCCCTCAAGAAGACTAGTCAATACCAGATTTTTAATTGTACTATCTTTCTTCTTCAAGTTCAGCATACCTTTACGAAATTCATCTGTGCTGATAAGATTCTGCTTATGTCTTGTCATGAGATTGTTTTCTGCCTGCTGTTTTAGCTTCAACAGTTTCTCATCATACATTGATTTCTGAGAAAGCTTTTTCATATCCATCTCAATGTCAGCATCTTTGTTAGCAGAAGTACGTAAGCCTCCAGCTACACCAGCTGCTAAATCAAGTTCATCTCCTCCCATATACTCAGAGAACCAGGGAAGTTTTCCTGTACGATATTCATCATATAACATTGATTCTTCGTCTGAAAGATCAAGACCTTGTGACCTCTTCGACATGATACTGCCTATGACATTGTTAGGAGTAGGAAGTTTCTGAGTCTCTTTCTGCTTACTTAACAGCTTTACCAGCTCAAGAGCTTCTGACCCCATAGCAGGCTTGTATTTATATTCTCCTGGATTCACAGATACAGAAGTATCAGGAAGCATACCAGGATTGAATCCTCCAGCTCCATTGAATATCCCCGAGAGAGAAGGAGTCTTTACTGAAGGAGGAGTTATCATTTCTCTGGGCCAATCAAACCCCAAAGTATTCTTAAGGTCTACAGCCTGAGTCTGATCGGGAGCTCCACCAAAGTACATAAGACTCTGTAACAGATTCCCAGATTTAGTAACTGCATCTTGTTTAGAAGCATTGTATCCACCGAGGATATATTTTAAAAGTCCGTCGGAAGTATCCATGATTTTCCTCCATATTAGTCAAATTACGGTTTCATATTGGTCGTATGAATACGTTGATTTTACGAACTAATGAATACACTAATGAGTATATCCAACGTATTAGCCAAAATTAATACCCATCTTATCCTTGAAATAATTTCCATTATAGCCCATCATGTTACCTCCAAGATAGCCCAATGTGTTTGATAGATTCCCCCACATAGCAGCACCTCCTGGGTCTTGAGGATATGGATTGAACTGGGTGGTTTTGGTGGTACCAAGCCCCTGAGCTATATTGAATGTGTCATCGTATCTCTGATTCTCCATATCAACCAGGCTACGATAGCCTGCTGCGGTATTCTTAGCCTTGTCTCTATCTACTTGGAATAGAAGACTTTTTCTTGTAGCAGGATCTATATTCAATCCATTTACGGCTTCTACATTACCACTGTATCCATCGTTTACTCCACCAAGAATATCAGAAAGATACAAATTTCTTTGCTGAGGATTGAACTTTCCATAGCTGGAATATCTCTGCATCAACTCGGGAATAAGTATTTCATTCCATATCTTCTGTTGTTCTGGAGAAAGTGTAGTCTGATTTCCCGTGGGCTGCTTTGCTTTACCTGCAGCTAAAGCTGAGAATAATCCACCAAGAATTGGAACTGCTCCCCAAAGTGCTGTGCTGTCTTCGGCCATTTGTTTTCTCCTTTATCTGTATTTTTCTTCCGGTAGATTTCCTATAACTAGTGCTGGACTATTTATTGTTACATTACCTACAGCTTCTATTTTAGTGCAAAGTCTCTTTCCTTTATAGTATGGGGGAAGTTTAAAGTAATTCCTACCATTGCTCAAAGCTTTAGTATATATCAGAACATCATCAGCATAAAATTTAGCAGTGCATGTTCCTGAAACTATATTGACTGTTGCCATGAATACCCTTCCATATTTATACAGCTGGGGTAATTCATATTCAAATTGTTTTGTCTGATACTCCATATTGAAAGGATAAAGTGTACCAGCTGCATCTTCTATGTATATATCTCCATTGCTGAACCCGAGGTAAATCTTATTGTCTACTGCATCAGCATATGTTAATGTGTTGCCAAATGCTGTTTCTGTTATCAGATTAAGAACAGTGTTAATTATCAAACCAGGATTAGTACAGACTATACGATTTCCTGCCTTGAATAATCTACCGGCTGCTCCTACAAATTTATTCTTTACCTCCATAGCCTTTTCTAAAGCTTGTACAGTATTGAATTCATATATACCTTCTTTACCCAGAAATGTAACTCCTGATTGATCTGGAAATAAAGCATTGTCAGTTACTGGACTATCCTGAATTATTATACTCTTGGGGCTGAATATTCCTTCACTTAATTGTGATATAACATAAATCTTGTTATTAGCCTTTATTGCTATGGCTACATTTCCAAGTGATACTCCACCAAGAATAGCAGATGAATCTCCTACCTCAATCTTGTTTGATAGCCCATCTCCATAAGCTTCGAAGTTATTCTTTTCAGAATAGTAAAGTATATTGTCTTTGTAGCCAAACAGTCTGTTAAGATGTTCGAATAATCCTTTAAGTCCTATCGGCGGTGGGAGTGCTTTGTCAAGTGATGCACTGTATTTAACCCCAAGTTCTGAATCAATCTTGTCATCGATGTAGACTTGTGTTTCATTTGTGAGTTCTACAACCAACCTGTATTCTGTTTGTACTCCACCAACACGATAGATAAGAATCTTTTCTACACTTTCATCAGCAGCTTCTATTGGTATCTTAACCTTCTGATCATTAAGATTAACAGATGGACTGGGCGGTGAAGCTACTGACTCAGTTCCAATTGCATTTTTATATGTTACTATATAGGAATAAGCTTCACCTTTTATTCTTCCAACTCCAGTTGAATTTGATACGTATATGCTGTAAAGATTTATCTGTATGTCAGGAAGAGTCAACATCTGTTTTACGTTTATCCCAGTTTTAGTTGATGCCCTTGCTGAAGCTTTATTTAATGAAAGTACAACAGTCTTTATGCTTGCTTTTTGTTCTGTAGTTAATGATGAGATATCAATAGCATAAAGCTTTTCTTCATTATTTATCATCTCAGCTATTGGTACTCTTATTACTGCATTAAGAGGAAGTGTTGTAAGCTCCTCACCCACTTCGGAATTATAGGGTAGGTAGTCATGTATCCTTGGAAAAGCTCCTGGGAAATGTACCTGATTGTGGGCTGCTCCTTGTTGTGCGGTCCATATATTTTTATCTGGCTGGAATATGGTATGGTTATATGCATCTGTTATAAGCTCAACCACCAATTCATTTACTGCAAAATTTATATTAGAGCTCATGCTTAAATAAAGCTTAGTGATATTAGCCCATGAAATATCCAACGTATCCAATGTTAAGTAGAATAGGGGCAAATGAGAATCAGCTGGAAATGTTACCCATATATTCTTTTCTGTTATAAGCTCAACTGTACTATTACCGTCGTTATACCTATCAACCTCAATATACCTTGGAGAATATGTAGCTGTACCACCAGAATAAGGTTCAGGAGGATATGTATGTACTTTTACATTCTTATTGGCTAACAAACTTCTATAGGGGCTTGAAAATGTAGCTGACCAATATCCTGAAAGATAAACCCTATAGAGTTCTGATTCAGGGTCAACTATATCAGCATTGGGTGTAGGAGGAATACCCATGGGGTCAACACCTAGCTTTGAATAAGTTGTACCATCAGTCTTGTAGTTACCTCCGGAGTTAGAGAATACAAGATATCCTATACCATTTGCATTGGTGAAAGGGTGATAGTAAAGCATACTGGCATTATCAATAACATATACACCAACTCCATCTTTATAGAGATTAACACCACATTGAACATAAAGATGTCCATCCCATTTGTAGAAGGATGTTATAGATGCAGGATATGTAAGCTTAGACCATGGTCCAAGAGGCTTGACTTCATTCAATGACTTGTCTATGCTAAGATTCTTAGCTATAGTACTTTCATTCTCATTAATTGTGTTGGCTGCTTTATATGTATTGAGTGAACCAAATACTATGGGTTTGGGTTCTGATCGCATTATTCACTCCAGTTTATGGATTCAACTTCTTCCTTTGTTTGTGCTGATATTAATGCCCCTTTAATAAGCCTCCATTTTTTATGTATTGAATCTCCCCGTTGTACCATTGCTATCAACATACCACTGAATTGCTGTGGGCTTAGCTTTATTACTGAACCATCTTTACAAGTCCAATCAATTGAGATTCCAGCTATTTGTGAAGCCATTGAAGCAAGTGTTATTCTCTGTATTGATATTGGATCTGAATCAAAAGTTTTTCCAAGATATTCAAATCCATTTCCCTCTTTATTATCTCTTATATCCTTAAGTGTTTTAAGCTTTTGCAATTTAAGTTCATCTAGTGGTACATCAGGAGTTATTATAACTGGCTCGTTATTTATTATGTGTGTAGCGTAGGATGGAGCATTAAGATAAAATTCTTCATCAACACCTACCTGATCTATTATTATTTCTACATTAGTAGTTATATGTCTTAATATCTCCCCTGTAGTTTTTGAATATATAGCTATTTTCACTTTTTAACCTCCAATACAATGATATCCGCCTCTTCAAACCAAAGCATTGTAGTATTTCCATTGTATCCAGAACCTGCCATACCAAATCCTCTAAGCCTTAATTTGAAAGTATGAGAACCAGCAGAAGGAGTATTCATTGTAGTCCTTGTTAATATCTCCCCTGATAGTGTAAGATTCATAGCTCCACCAACTCCGGAGAGATATTTAGAAATCAATACAGTAGAATCAATCATTATATCAACATAAGCCATTCCTGGAGTTACCCCATCTGACACCAGACTACATCCAAATTTAACATTACCAGTTATTATAACAGGAGCACCTGTACAGGTTAGAGTTACAGAAGCAGTTGAATCTCCTGAGAACCAGGTTCTATCCACGTAAGCTATTCCTTGTGTCGTATATCTGCTAGCACTTAAAGCATTTGTTGTGGCATTGTTTTTGATCTGTAATGTATCTACAGTCAAATCCTTTATGTAAGCTCCATCCATTACAACTTTGTTATTGTATATTGCAAAAGGAACTACATCAGAATATCCTGGATTAGCAATGATAAATTTATCTACAAGAAAAGCTGCTGTAGTTTCTACTCCAGTACCAAGGATTTCAAATCCAGTAACTCTTCCATTTACATCCAGCTTAACTCCATACTTAACTTTGATACCATCATATGAACCTTCAAGAGTTTCAATTGAAGATGTATGATTCCCCAAAGTTGTTGTGTGAGTAGATACTGTTTCACTTAAAGCTGTATAATCTTGTTCTGCTTGAGCTGCGTATGTCTGAGCTGTAATAGCAGAGTTAGATGCTGCCACAGCTGAATTGTTTGCATTGGTTGCATAGTTACCTGCATTAGTTTCACTTGTTGCTGCATTTCCAGAAGCTGTTACAGCAGTGGTAGCATAGCCACTTGCTTCACTTGCTTTTGTTGTAGCTGTAGTAGCGTATCCACTTGCTGCTGTTGCATATCCTCCTGCCTCAGTAGCTTTAGCTGACGCTGTATCTGCATGTGTTGAAGCTGCTGAAGCATAAGTTCCTGCCGAAGTATTTGCTGCTTCTGCTGCTGTCTTTGCTACTGATGCTGCTGTGGCTGAAGATTCTGCCTCTCCTGCTTTTGTTGTAGCTATCCCTGCTGAAGTGTTTGCTGCATCAGCTGATAGTCCCGCATTGGTTTCAGAAGTAGCTGCAGATTCTGCATATGTTGCCGCTGATTCAGCTGATAGTCCAGCTGCTATAGCAGATTGTGCGGCAGATACTGTATCACCATACAGGTTATTTATTTCTTCAATGTTATTCTTTATGTTAGCAATTACTGCTTCTGAATCTATTCTGGTTATCAGATCTTGATATATTTCACTGATGAAGAATTCTCTTGATATGGCAGCTACCATCTCAGCAACTAATGTACCATCTGTATCTCCAGATATCTCATCGGTGATAAGGGCCTTGAGTTCTCCAAGCTTAACATATCTCTCATCTTCATCACCTAGTCCATGCATATTATCAAGGACATTATAAAGCTCCTGAATAATATTTGACAAGGAAAGAATAAGTGATTCTTGAGTCCTTGGATCTATGTTAACGCTTTGAAGTCCCATTATCTTCCTCCAGCCAATACATAAGCCGGTTTCATATTCTCAATAACAAGTAATGCTTTTGCTTTGTACTTCTCATATTCATTGTAGTAAAACAAAGCTCTCTTCTTATCTTGTCCATCACCTTCTTTATCAAGAGCTTCGTAAAGTGCGTAGTTAAAGACACCTTCTCTTACGTCAAGAATATTTATTACTTCATCAGCATCAGCTGAAAGCAAAGCAGGATAAGCCCTATATTCAAAGTCAGCTGTATCTCCACTATCTGTAGCAGCTGGTATAGGATCTACCATTATCTTACCTGCACCAAAGTAATCCCAATTGAGTGGAGTACCTGATGCTTTTGAGAATCTGAGTCTGGACTTTTGGGTCAAACAATCAAGGTAGAATTTCGATACCTCAACCAAATCCGATGGTAAATCATATATGGATACACTAGTCTGAAGAGTTAAAAGTCCCTCTGAAATAATAAAATCTCCGTCCTTGCAAAGTAATTTGTATCCTTTGTTTAAATATCCATCTACCTCGTCGAATGTCCAGAAGGTAGGATTACCGACTTCCTCTCTAAGTTTTATAAGGACATCTACTCTCAATTGAGCTAGAGAATTTTTATTTGTTACCTGTTGGGTTGATGGAGTAGCTAATATGCTCATGCCACTGTTACCTCCGTAGTATCAGGTCCAAAGTATCCAATCTTCTTGAATACCAACGTATAGGTACCTGGAATAAGACTCATTGTATTACTCCAAACTCCTCCTGCTACTGTCAATGTTACTCCTTGAATATATTCTGAACTTCTTCTATCTGCATCGTAATCTGATTTAAGATAAGCTGTTACTGTTGCTCCTTGTACTCCGACATCAAGTGAAGTCCTATAAGCAAGAGCATTAGCTCCTTCATAGTTGTGGTCTATAACTACCCTTTCTATTTCTGAACCAGAACCCGAAGCAGAACTACTTGTTGTATCAGTTAAAGCTATGACTGTTGAATCAGTGGAGTCTACAATCTCTACATCAAAAGGTCCTCCGGTAGGAGCTGTGAATTCAACTACATATCCAGAATCTAGTGGAGAGGAGTCAGGATATTCAGTCATGAATTTTTGAGTGTCAGCTGATTCTGCTGCATCCCATTCGCCGGTGATGAAATTATAGTATTCACGAATTGAATTCCTTATTCTTAGAAATATTGTAGCATTTCCAAGTCCTATTGTATAACGATGAGATTTATTCATATATCCTCCTCCACAGTGTTTGAAGTGTCGTTATCCGCCACCATGCGTCCTCGGCGGTGATGGTGGCGGTGTTAATTACAAGTGCAGCTGCCGTCAGCAGCAATAACCGTTGAACAGTAGCCAAGGGTTTTACCGTCAGACTTCCAGCAGATTGCTTTGTTGACTGAACCGCCGCTTTGAATAACAACAGCGCCTGACGATGATATGCGAAGTTTTTCCGTGCGCGTCCCACTCACTCTAGGATAAAAAACAATGGCCCCGGTAGTGTCCGATCCGTCCCTAACCGCGCCAATATCCGCAACAAGTGAATTGGCAGCTCCTGAATCAGTAAACCCAAACGAAATTGATGATCCAAACGTATCCCCGGCATCGGTGGCAGTGTTGGAGTGAATGAAGTTAAACACGCCATTTTGGCCAGTTCCGGCGCTGGTGCGGGTAGCTGACCCCGCTACGCCATTGTTTATAACCTCAAATTTCAATGTTGGGCTGGTTGTGTCGCCTATACGGACGCCTACAGATGTGGCTTTCATGATGCCGGTTGCATCCGGAGATACAGTGAATGCGCCGTCGGTTCCGGTGTCGCTTACGGTGGCTGTCGTATTGCCAACTATAATTTCTGTCGGGGTGGCTGTGCTACTTAAAATATCCTCTACCTGATATGAACCAGTGCTTGAATCGAGAGGTGTCAATGCCGCACTTTTATAAGCGCCAAGAGTCCATGCTGAATTACTATGAACGCCGTTGATATTGAAATAGTCACCCGCTGAAGCACTATCAATGGTCATGTCTGAAGAAGTGTTGTTGACGAGTAAGGTACGGGCGGGTTTAGTTGTGTACGTAGCCCCTGTGCTTATCAACTGAGGTACGGTATGCGTGGCCCCTGCTGTAAAAATAACTACTTTGCCAAAGTCACTAATGCTTGGATTTTGCCCATCACCATAGGAAACTATCGCGCTGTATTGCATTCCGCCAACGCCAGTAAGCCCTGATCCGTCGCCCACAAAGGCAGTTGCTGAAACAGTGCCCGTTACACTGAGCTTGTCTGTGCCGTCAGTGTTTCCGATCAACAGATTCCCGGCAGAAGTAAGGCGCATTTTTTCAGTATATGAAGCATCCCCGTCAGCCGCCCCTGATGAGCTTTCACCCGTTGCGGTCATGAATTGGAGAAAACCGGGATGTGCGTTTGCCCCATTTGGTGCAGCTTCCCCATCAACTCGTACCGCCGCCAAATACCTATGGCCTGCCGGTGCCGTTGCGTCATACCCCATACCTGCGAATAAAGTTACTACGTCATTGGCCTGAATAGACTCAGGAGATGCTATCGTGCCACGTGATCGTCTAAATATAAGACCTGAAGCAGCGCCAGCGTTGAGGCTCGATGCCTTTTCCTGTATCCAGTAGCCATTGGAATCAGTTTTGGTGTGAATCGGGCCTTCAAGTGACGTGGCGTTGATACCAAAATACTTGTTGGTCTTGTCGTAAATAAAGCCAGCCTCGCCCCCAAACGAGCCTCCATCATTAAACTGAACCTGAGTATCACTTCCGCCCGGTGTCCCCGTCCCACCTGTTACTGCCGCACACGCCCCATCCCCACGCACGTACGTTGTATCATTACAGGTTCCGGTGAGCGTTACAGCGGTGAAAGGAATAGCCGCCCCGCCGCCATTTGCATGGTTGTGGTCATTCCCTTGGCTGATCTTGTCGAGAGCGATACCGCTAAAACCGAACTTTGCAGAAGTGCTTTCTGTAATCAGGATGCCGTTGTCAAAGGCAGTTGAGGCGTTGTTCGCCTTGTAGGAAAGAACCGCCTGATCGTCATAAAAGTTCGACATGCTGACCAAATTACCCGCATGGCTTGCGATTATGTCGGCGGGGCTGTGTATCTTCTGCCACGTCAAGCCTTCATCAGCAGATGCCAGCAAAGTTCCGGTAGGGGAGAATGGAGCGTAGATATTGCCGTTGCCGTTTTGAACAAAAGACCACGTATAATCCCAAGGGTTGCCGTTGCCCAACTCTTCCTCATGCACCACAGTAAAGGTACTGTCATCAGTAGTCCTAAGAATACGGCGGGTGCCGCCTGTTGCCGGAGTGCCGCCGTTGCCAGCCGTGGGCCATTCCCCACTGTAGAGCCGATACCCATCACCGGCATAGACGCCGACAAGGGCGGTCAAGACGGCATCACGTGGGTAAGTGGTTGTATTGGTCGTATATGCTGCCGTCCAGTTAGCCCCGCCATCGTTCGATTTGACTGCCGCTATTTCTCCGTTGGAGAGTGGTACTCCCTGTCGTTCTGCCACGTTCACATAAATCACGTTGGGAGTTTGTGTCCGGTCGATAGAAATGCCGTGGGTGTGGTTGCGCTGGTTGGTGACACTGGCGTATGCTGCCGCCGTTATGTCCGTCCATGTTGCGCCATCATCGGTAGACTTAAAAACGCCGGTATTATTGTTGCCGTCCACTTTTGAATAGCGGGTAGCGTACAGGTTGCCGTCACTGTCATAGTCGATTTGTACAATGCCTTGAATAGTAGACACTGCCGGGGTAGTTGAGGGGGAAAGAACTCGCGCAAAAGATGATCCGTTGGTACTACGCCATAAACCACATTCCCCCGTATCCATTGCCGATGCGTTGCCGAACGGCATAACAAACATGGTGCCAGTGTTCGGATTGATCCATGTTCGAATGTATTGCACGGCAGAGGTAAAAGCATTGCCGGTAAGCCCGGTAAGCGTCATTTCGGTGGTTAAGTTCAATTTGCCGGGAGGGGCTTTATAAACCTTCGATGTAGTAGCTACCAAGGCTGTGCCTATATCTCCGGTTGCCGATGATATGTTGCTGAACCATGCTGAAGTAGTGCGGAGTTTAATGTTGCCCATGCCAATATAAGTCACCGGCTGTTTGTCGGCCTGAACCTTTGTTGCATACCCCGCCGCCACCTCATCCTGCGTAACCCTCCCCCCGCCTGCGGAGGTGTAAGTGGCCATATCTGCTTTTGTTTCAAAAGTAGCATTAGCTGTGGACGTAGCCATTCGTGCATTGATGTTTGAATTCTGTGCTGCATCAATTGCTGCTTGTCCAGAAGAATATAATGATTGTTTTTCAATAGATTGATACCTTAAATCGGCGGCACTCTGAGATATACCAGAAGTACTATATCCCTGCTGTTTAAGGTCTTTTATGTCCTGCTTAGCTGAACTTAAGTCTCTGTATCCTTCCTTAGACATAAGTCCATCTTTATTAGCTGTAGCTTTCTTATATACAGGAATAGCTGGACCACCAAATGCCTGAGCAACTAAAAGCACTATGATCGGGCTAATTATAGCCAAAGTAATGTAATACGATTTATTAAGCTTTCTCATTCTTTCTCCCTTCTATAGATACTAAAAAGGGAATATACCCCAATGCTAGAATATATTCCCTTTTATCTTGGGTTGCAGGATATGCTTATTACTTCTTAACGAAGACAGATACTCCGAACTTCGAGGATTTCTTGATCAGCTTGATCATCTCTGCATCATCGGTAGTGTACTCACCTTGCCGGAAGATACAAGGACCAATGTGCAGCCCAAGGTATTTCGTATAGAAAGTGACTTCATCGGACTCGTCTTCCGCCGATTCAGGGCCAGATTTACCGTCTTCAGAAGCATTTTTATCCAACGCCTCTTGTACGACCTTGCGTAAATCCTCATCGGACATCGAAGTCTTTACCTTGACTCCTAAGCCCTTTTCCTTGTTGAGTTCCTTGAGTTCATCTCTTGACATATCTGCTATTGCTTTGCTCATAACATTCCTCCAGAGAAATACTCCTCTTACTTTCCTAAGATTTCAGAGGAGTTCTTTTGTTGTGGTTAGTTACCGTAATAGAGCCAGACTGAAGCTCGGCCGGCTGTCTTTGCCCAAGATGCCCTTACAAAAGGATACATGTCAGACCATTGCAGCCCCCCGTTTGCAGTAAGGGATATTGCCGTGCTGTCCTCTTGAACACAAGTGAACCAGGGGCCGGAAGAAGTAGGACCACACTGAATGAGGGCTGTACCGGAAAGAGAATCCGCTGCCAGGGTGGACATGTTGTATCCATTGACAACAAAGGACTTATGCTTCATGCCTGTAGTGTTAACTACTGCTGAATATGCTGCATTGGTATCGGCTGAGGAATACTTACTGAATAGAGCAACCGATCGCCAGTCTCCTGCTACAGCCGGAGCTGTAAGGGCAAGAGAAAGAATGAAAGCCAAGATATATTTCATTTGCATCACCTCCAAAGTTGATGGGTTATTGATTAAACGTTCTGGAAGTCGGAAATTCCTTCGAAGATTGCATGAACATTCTCATGGTTTACCTCAAGGCCGTGCTCACCAATGAAGAGGTCTTTCTTTTCATCGGCGTCATTTGCCTGGACATTCTCTTTGAAATCCATCTCACGGAAGATACGCTCTTTGATGTAGGGAAGATCAAGAGCAATACCGTAGGTCCTGAGATAGGTGTTACCGGAGAACAGGGGATGACGTTTGAGCAGAAGATCACCATAAGGAGTCATCAGACGTTGGAGGCGTACACCATAAACGGTCTCACCTGCAATCTGATACTGGGTGTTCTGCTGAACCATCTCATGAATGTACCGAATGAAGGTACGGCCGGCCAAGAGGAGTTTTTCCTCATTGCCATAAGCAAAGAGCTGCTCCATCCAGTTGTTCCAGAGGGTCCTGGTCATCATGCCATTGGCATCGAAGCGGTTGGTGGATATGAACTGAGTATCCAGACCACCAGTGAACCGGCGGGGCTTACCATTTGATCCGGTATCTTCAAAGCGACGGCCAAAGAGGTATGCCATTTCAACGTCGATGGAGTACTGACGAAGAGTTTCTTCCTTCATATCTTCGTATTTGTCCCCAGTGCGGGTTTCTTCTTTCGCTGCGGAGTTGGTGATATCGACAGACCGTTTGAAGATCTGAGTGAAGTTGTACTGCTTTCCGGGTCCGGTATAGATGGCCTTACCGGAGGTCGTGCCCTCGGCGTATACTGTACCGATGACGAAGAGGAAGTCTCCTTCAAGAATGGCTGCTGCCGATGAACCAGCTGCTCCACGTACAACTTTAACTGCAGTAGCCGAGGCCGGGTCACCATCAACCAGAAGAACTTCATTGGTACGGGGGTTGAAGAGCTGTTGTCCACCAGCAAACATTGCCGAATTAGCGACGGTAAGATCAACTGCTGCTACGTTGGCCTCGGCTGCGGTAATGGTTGTCTGAAAAGCTACAAGACCTTTTTCCCACCAGTTAAAGGTAGATGACGAAGTGCCTTCGCTGTTGGCCATGGAGAGTAGAGCCGTAAGTGGGGTATCCCCATTGGGGAACAGATAGAGGATAGTCTGTCGCCAGTCCTTGGGGTCTTCATCAGTTTCAAATTCTCCTGTACCGAAGAGACCGAGGGTCGTAACACCGGCTGCCAACATGAGGCCGTCAGTGCTGTAACCAAAAGCGGTAGCTACAGAATATGCTGCCATAATAAGCAGCGCTACCAAGAATGAGGGGAAATACTTTTTCATGTTTTGTTACCTCCTGTGTCGTGCTATCAGACTGTTGATTTGTTTTTGGTTTGCTGGTAATTCTTCATCATTCTTTCTACCATTTGTTTCTGAACCTAAGTTGTTATTTGCTGAAGATGATGTACCAGTCAATTTCTTGATTTCTTCCCTGGTAAGTTCAGCAATCTTGGGCATTAGCTTTGCTGGATGAACGTTAGGATTAGCTCTCTGCACCATGTCAGAAATAACTCCTACCAAGATCTCTTTACCCACCAGATCTTTGTTTGTATCATAGAAGGTCTTCCTGATTTCTGCTCTCTGTTCAGCAACCTTATTTTCTTTATCTAACTCTTCCTTGGTTTTTGAAGTAGCAGTGCTCAAAACCTTCTTGAACAAGTTCTCCAGTGTTCCTTTGGGGTCCTTGAAAAGATTAAGGGCTTCTTCTTCGGTTACAAAAGAATCCTCTTTCTTTCCATCTTCACCATCTTTATTTTGTGGAAGAGCTGACATAACCTGAAAAAGAAGTTGCTCCAGCTCATCAGCTTTAGCTGCTTGAGTTGAAACAGAAGTAAATTGCTTTTGAAGTTCTTTGTAAGCATTAGCAATTTCTTCAGGAGACTTACCTTCCAGTGGATCTTTGTCGTCCGAATTGGAGTTTCCTTCGTCTGCTGGATTGTCTCCGTTACGGCCCTCTGTTCCACCACCATTGCCTCCATCTTCCCCAGGAGTATTCCTTCGAATGCAAAGCTTGTGAGGATTGTGAAATTTAAACATAACATGTTCCTCCGTTCATTTTGTAGTATACCACACTTAAAGTGTGCTTGTAAACAGAAATCTTAAGAATTATTTTGGATTATCTCTTAAATCTACTTCAGATGTTGATTCTACAAATTTTATAAATGTTAAGAGTTCCTCTGCCAGATTATCATACCCTTGTATCTTTCCTAGCTCCTGTAAATCATTTGCACCTCTATACATCTTCTGATTCATTGCCTTCTTTTCTTCTATCAACTCCATAAAGTATTTGACACCAGGATTTTCTAACTCTGCTTTCAACAGAAGTAATTTGTCTATCTTAGCATCTTCTTCCCTTAGATATTGCTCTCTCATAACATTGCTCCTCTAAATTGATCTTCAACTTGATCTTCAACTAAGCTGTTTGGATTCATTCCTCCTCCAAGCATAGAAGAAAGTGGAACCATATTTCCAGCTTGTACTTCTGAATCAATTTGTTCATTTGGCATTACTTGTGGAGGTTGCATTTGGGGTGCTACATTCAAGAATCTCTTTATGTCTTTAGCACCCATGAGGTTGGTTATGTTTTCAAAGATAGCTACAGGGTTGAATACTTGTGTAAGAACAGGAGCTGCTGGACTTGCTATGATCATGTTGAATAACTCTTTCCATGTTTGTGCAAGAGCAAGCCTGTCAGGAGGAAGTGTTCCATCTGCAGGAGGAATATGGAATTCTCCAAGTATCTCTCCAGGACTTACCTGTGCTACTTTTGAAAAATCTCCATTCTCTCCAACAATTTGATATGCTTTTGCTTGGGATAGATATTGCTGGGTGTTTGCTATGAACTGGTAATGCTGGGGTTTAATACCCATTACATGACAAAGCTCAGCAAAGGTTTTCATTCTACCGCCAGCCATAACAGATATGTTCTGAATCTCAGTAGCTGTTCTTCTACCGAAGTTAGGCATACCCATCATGTTGTCGGTAGCTGCCGAAATCCTTTGCATGAAGTCAATAACTACAGAAGCTTTGTTGAGGTGACCTGAAGTGACATCCTGTACCTGAAGCTGATGAACAATACTTCTAACATCTTGACCCATGGCACTAGCTGAAAGACGAAGTACTTTCCCAGGCTCAGGATCTGTCAAATCCTTCATGTTGATTCGTGAGGGATCGACAATGAGCATGTCATTGAGAGACTTCCTAACGTTATCCATGTGGGAGTTGAATAGCCAAGACAAGTGATTCTGTAGTCCTGAAAGAAGTTCGCTCTGACCAAGATTGAAAAGTGAATGTCCATCAGGATTGAATTCAAGGATTGATACAGGCTTCTTACCATGGATGTTTGATATCATATCACCGTAAATAATGACATTATTTGACGTTACTCTGAACTCGCAAAGTGCTGGTGAATTATCTTCAGACAGGCCAAATTCAGAAGGAATGATCTTGACAAACAATCTGTGGACTTGTGTTACACCTTTTCCTCCGACGTTTGTTGTCTTACTTGCTCCCATCACTTCATCACGTTTACTGCTATTGGCTTGTACATTTGACTTCTGCACTTTTTCAGTGTTTACCAGTTCTCCTTTGGTACCCTTGTGTTTGATATCCATAATTGAAGCTGTGTAGGAGTAACCGAAGAAATCACCTCTTTCATAATCAGATAGGGGATACCTGGGGTCGACTATGAGATTGAAGGGATCGATTATATCACAATCATTTCCTTCATATGAGATACCTTCCAGGATTATCTTCCTTGGTGGAAGTTGATTTCCTGTAAGCTTGTTAATCATACCCATAATGCCCATTTGATTTGCATCAGCAATGTATTTGGTATGTTCAGTTTTCCAGTAGTTGAAGGATACACCAACACCGTAGTCCAAAACATCTTGGAACCAAATGTACAGCTTTAACATGTACTTCATCATGGAGCATTGATATTGAAGAATTGATTCCATCTTACGTGCTGCTTCAGAATCATCTCCTCCACCAATGATTGGTATGACAGGCATTCTTGCTGTGAATATTGACATTAGGTAGGAAAGGGTAGTCATATTCATAGCAAATGTGATAGGAACAACAATAGGAGCTACCCCAGGATAACCTGCTTTTCCTGAATTAGCATCCTCAAGTCTTTTCTTATCTACTTCTTTCAGATTAATGTAGGCTTTTCTATTCTTCTCAGCTTCATTCCACTTTGAAGTTCTTGAAGAGATAGCTGATTGTCCAGCCTGTATGTACTGCCTAAGCAAGCTAAGCAACGTCTTGTATTCAGCACTTGATGGGTCTAGTTGATACATAATCCCTCCTTCAATATTGTCTCCAGTTTCCCAGATCTTCATCATATGATTCACGAGCTACATACATCGGCTCCTCAACGATTATCCTTCTCAAATTCTCCATCATGTGATCATCTTTATCTTTAGGCTTTTGCTTAGCATTTCTTTGTTCTGACTTCTGGCTGTAATCATCCCAGACATAACGTTTGAATTCATACCTTGTTCTGATTAAGTGTGGAAAGATAAAGACTTCGTTGTTTTCAAAAGCAGAGTTAACCCTCATGATACCTCGAGTCAAGTCCTTTGAACCCAAAAAGAAATGACCAATTCCCATTCTTAAGAGATCGTTGGTCAATGTTGTTCCTGTACTGGGATTCTGTATCTCTGCTGAGGGATCGATAAACCTCTTTACAACAAAGGGCCGTTTGAATGGAAGGGGTCCTGTAAGCATCCACATTCCATTGACATTCTTGAGTGGTATGATGTCCTGATTGAATACAAGGCGATTACCATCCAAATCAATCTGCCTATCTTCACCATACTGATAAAACTCCTTTTCAAGCATCTGCCTAACCAAACTTTCAGTGGTGCAGCTTTCTTGTGTCCAGAGCTCATCATATACCCATTTCCTTCCCATTGAATCAACTGCAACCCAGAGTACTGCACAAGGTGTTCGAGGGTGAGGGTCAAGTGCCATATACCTGGGCCAGTCTTCAGGAATGTCAAATACTTCCTTAACCAGATGTATAGGCTCTTTATATCTGCCAAAGACTTTACCAGTGAAGGAGATGTATTGGCCGAACATTCGCATTGAACGTTCTTCCTTACTCATCTTACCAGCTTCTTTGCTTACCCTTTCCTGATTAATGTTTGGATTATGTGTAGAGAAGAAACTGAAGAAAGTGATATCAATATCACCATCAGGAACCAAGAGATCGGAATCAGGAGCACCAACCAGAATAGAGGGATCAGATCGACATCCTTCTTCGAGTTCTGTCTCTTCATCATATGCCACCTCACGACCACGTTTTTCGTAAAGCTCGTCATAGGTCCAAGACATTCCCTTGGTTGGTGTCATAGAGAAGATTTCAACACCGTCTACATCGATTACCCTCATCTTACATTCTTTTCTGATTGCTTCAGGAGGTTCCTCATCGTACAGGACTCTATGTCTTGATGTGCCTTGAAACTTCTCGACATCCTGGTCGTAAGACATAAACTCAACTGATGATATGGTACCGTTGATGTTTCTGATGTACATTGTCCTGTTCTTGCTATCCCATCCAGCTATCATTGATTGTGGGAACCAAGCTTTAGGACCGAGGAACATTGGCAGTATAACCTTCTCAATCCCGTTAGGAAAGTCAGTTGATACTACCCTGTGAAATTGGGGGTGGAATAGTTTGGCCTTGGGATATATCCCTTTCAGAGCTTTAGGAACAATGCCTGTTAGAGCTATCAGGGAATCAACTATAGAAGTTGTCGTCTTTCCAGACCTATTACCTCCCCCCACCAGCTGAATGATCGTTGTGCAGAGATGAAACTGGAGAGCGACTTCATGACTTGGTTTGTAGAGATAAAGCCGGCATTCTTCAATTTCTGATTCAGCATCAACATCGTCATTCAATATGTCAAGCAGTTCAAGGATTTCTTCTCTGGACATACTGTCAAAGTCAAGATCACCTTGAGCTACCTTTTCTCTAACCTGCTTCTTTCTTCTGGTAACCTTGATCTTTCTCTTCTTTTCTCCGGCTTTAAAGTCTTCTTCTGCCAGATCATCAAAGACTGCTTTCTCCAATTTAGGATTGAGTCTAGTCATCGTCTGTTGTCTGTAACTCTATCGGAGAGTATTGCCAGTAGACCAGCAAGTTCAAGGTTTGTTACTCCAGCTGCATAGTAGTGGTATCCTACTCCTCCATCACCTTCAGCAGCTTGAAATCCGATTATGATCTTGGAAGGGTTAGCTTCTCCTTTTTCGATGTCTCTTAAACAAGCCAGGAGAGCATCCTTAGGTGTCCATAGTCTGCAATCACTAGCCAGATTGCTTCTCCTTTCGGCTAGTTCATCTGGTTTGTAGGTGGGGGTTTCATTCATTCCTGATCACCGACAATTCCATGCCTTGCAAGCCTGTTCATCAAGATCTCTTTCAATTCTCTTCTCGACATATTGGCTTGTAAGACTTGTGCATTCATTGAAATCTGTTGTGTAGGCTTCGGTAGTGTTCTGTCAAGGATGTCATTTGCATTAGCAAGCCTTAGGTAAGTGGGTTCTGTCAAGTCCTTCATCAGCTTCTTCTTGAAGTCAATGGCAGAAGGTGCTATCTGCATAAGGTCTTTTAACAGGCCAGAAGCTGAAACCCTCCTAGTTTCATCGAGTTCCTTTTCAAATTCCTTCTGTTTGGCAGTGTTTTTTCCCATGTTAGTCCTCGTCTTGTGTTATTAAGGGAGATTATACCACAGAAATTCCAGGCTTGTAAACAAAAATCTTGGAATAAACTGAAGAAACTCTACGATCTTCCTCAGATTACTAGACAAAACAGTGTTCCTATTCAGATACAGGGTGTAATTTTTGTGGAGGTGTCTGCTATCGCATACAACTACTCCCTGTAGCTCTTTCCTATTCAGAAAATGTTTACAGAAGAAATCTACGGATAACAGAAATGAGACAAAGTCTATGGGCTTGGTACTATGGATAGCAGAAACAGGCCAAAGTCTAAACTCTCGGCTAGATCCTAATATCTGACAGGTGGGGTGGGTAGGTGGTGAGTTGTGGGCATAGCACAACATTCTATTTCTCTCACTACCCAGAAAACTACCTTATATAATGGACTCTTAAGACTGAGTAGGTGCACTGAATACAGCATTAGCATTACACTACATGCTTACTCTTTTAGAATGCATTATTAGACTAGCTTATAACAATAGCTTATAACATAATGATACAGCTATCTCACACTGTACATCTCTAAGAAGATATTAGTTAAGTAAGACAGCTATCTACTTGTAATGTTTAGAGTATAACTGAAGAGAGTAGTGATACTTAGAGGAAGCTAGAATTATAATGCTATAGAGATATCCTAAGCATGATACTCAGCCCCAATTGACTCTGTCTCTGACTCAGTATGAGTCTAATAATTTGTTAATGATTACAGGTAGATAAAGAAAATCCACAAAAGAAAAGATTTTTCATTTACAACCAACTTTACCTCTGATAAGATGTTTGCATAGAAGGTAAATAAATAGTAGAAGGAGAAGAAAATGAAAAAGGAATTTACCGAAGAAGAGATGAACACGATTGAAGACTTACTCGACGAACTGGCAAAAGCAAACGCAGAGAAGGACACCAAGACCGCCAAGAAAATCCGGAGGCAGCTCCGGTCCATGAACTACTACATTTCCCAAGGTGGAATGGTGGACGAGAAACCTACTTCCGGTAAAGGCGTAAAGAAAGACAAAACGGAAGAGCCCAAGGCCAAAAAGGAGAAGAAAGAAGAACCTAAGGAAGATGACGAAGCCGAGAAGATCAAAAAGGCCAAGACTCCACGAGACATCTTCGGAGCCGACGTATCCAACTGGAAATCCGAGTTCAGGAGACTCTCCAAGAAGTTCCACCCCGACACTGAGAATGGCAACGAAGAAATTATGAAGATCATCAACAAATTCTGGGATCAGGTAAATAAATCCCGCCGGTAATCAACCAGAATCGGGGAGGTGAAATTCCTCCCTTCTATCTAAGGAGATAGTTATGGATACCTACATTCTGGTAGAGGTAAGAACCAAATCCGGTCAACTTAAGAAGATCAAAACTACATGGTCCTGGTATCTCAATTACGGTTGGCCCTACGTTACTTCCATCCTAACCTTGTAATCTGAAGAACCTAGTATACAATGAGTAGATTTTGATATATTATGTCTATCAAATGGAGGTATGTCATGCAATTAGAGAAGGTTTGGGCCATAAACAAACTGATCAAGAATCTGAATCAAGAATGTCGATACCAACGAATACCCTACCCGATGATCGAAGAACAGAATACCGACATACCTTACATTGCTCTTGATACCTGCAATGGAGAAGCTACTATCTTCCTACCCTGGAACTACACCGACTTTGATTATTGGGTAGTAAGAGAATGGATAATCCACGAATATGCCCACTTGTTATTTCCCAGCTGTAGAAGACATATGCAATGTTCTCATTGTCAAGGATTCTGGATGTATTTTGAATACCTAAAGAACAGAATGTAAAGGAGAAACATCTCATGGTACGATGTAACAGATGCAACCGCATACTCTCCAATTCTCAAAGTATCAAACAGAAGCATGGTCCGGTATGCATAACTCTCGTCATCTTTTCTAAGGTGATGAAGAAACTTGAAGGACGAAGTATACCAATCCATAGGAAACCTTAGGTCGATGTTTTAAAGTGCTTTTATGCAAGCTTTATGCTCTCTAATGGAAAGGAGGATGTCATGGATGATTGGTATTTGGAAACATTTGGATTAGAAGGTGAACCATGCATGGAGCCAACAGATTATACTTGTTATGTATGTTACTTTAACACCCTTAGTATCAAAGGCTCATGGCCTGGGTGTGAATGGATGTTTGATGAGTATAATACTCTTGGTGATTGCCGTAT